ATCACAAGCAAATAAAATAGAGTCCACGACTCTGTTTCCATCCATTAACCCGTTTTCTTTTTCACATGAGGGATTTTCTTTACTTCCTTTCAAGATATTCAAATTGCCGTCAGCAAAGAGGATTAATGATTTTGGTTTCTTCCGGATTAATATCTTCAGTTCTTTAATCCATTCCTCTTCTTTCTTTGTTAGTTTGATTATTTCCATATTGTTTTGAGGGTTATTTCAATAATTTAAAATTATCACTTACTAACAATTCTTCTCGATTACTGGCAGAAAGCAACTCTGAAAGAAAATTGGAAGCATTTCTCAACTGTTGCTTTATTGATTCCAAATTCTCTACCAGCTTTTCAGAATAAGGCATGATTATCTTTTCAGTGGAACTAATTGTAGTACTATGTATTCCTACCCATCCTTCACATTGACGACTTTCAGGAATAATCTTGTTTTCCAGAATAGTAGAACTTACCTGTTCTCTCTGTCTTGCGTCATAATAAAAACGTGTCCCATTTATACTCTCTTCAAGCAATATTCGATATCCAAAACTAATTCTATCGTAGTATTCATCAGCCCATCGAGAAGAATCAAAGAACATATCAAATGCCGGATGGGGATTTCCTTTTTCATCCATCATAAAATTTCGAGTAGCTTTGAAAGAAATTGCCACCATCATACGGGTTTTGGTACTTCTCTGTTTATACTCATAAAAAGCAGAATTTAAAACATCTTCAACGTCACTCAACTTACTACCCAGTAAGTCATTCTTTTCTAATCCCAATTTTTGAGCCATTAAATGAGGGATACTACATGAAAACACTCCATTCACCGACACATTCACCGGAATCTTTATGGTTTCATTTTCAAATGTATATTCTAGGACTTTTATTCTTGCCATTTTATTTCTTTCTTATTCAATTTTGAGTATTACTAAAAACCGGTCTTTCCCGGCTGTCAGCCTTAGCTATATGATAACTTCAACACTGGTGTTAGACATACACAAGACGCCCTCTTAGTGCGGGCAATGGCGTCCTTTAACTCGCCCCGTCTCTTCGGTTTATTATTTCATTATTAAGAACGTTTGCCTGCCGCCAGGCAAACGTTCAATTGTTATTTTCTAAAAAACATATCCCCTGAAATACTTCTTGCCGTATCATCATTCGTCAAACGAATGTAGCGGAAGAAGTTTTGTTCCGAACGGTGCCCGGTTAGTTTCATGATTTCCAGAGTTTTCATGCGTCCCGTCAAATACATGTTGGTGGCAGCACTCCTTCTGGCCGTATGACTACTTATCAGTTCCCATTTTTCACGAGTGACAGTTTTAAGTTCTCCGCCTTCTGTATAGGAAAAAGTGATTTTATCATTCAGACCGATTTCCCGCATAATCAACTTCAAGTACTTATTGAAGTATTGGATACAAAGCCCTGACGGTATCTGAACATTGTATTTCGCAAAGATTTCCTTCACATAGTCATGAGCCGGAACCTTCACATCAACATTCGTTTTCTTGGTACGTTTTACAATGTATCCATTTTGCAGGTTGTCCGCCGTCAGTGTAGAGTAGTCGGAATATCTTAATGCAGTAAGGCAACCAACGACAAACAGGTCGCGAATACGTTCTTTCGCCTTTCTTTTGTCCTGGTTCTCGAACTTATAATAATAAATCCGGGTGATTTCGTTCATGGACAGGAAGACTGCAAATGTTGGCTCCGTACGTATGTCTATCGCATCATAAGTCGCGTCTACCGCATAATTGTATTGCGAAGCCTTTCTGATCATTGATTGCATTTTCAGAATGTAACCCACAATCGTATTGTGCCGCAAACCGCAATTTTCAAGATAAATGATAAAATCGTCAAGGAACTCTTCTGTGACGGAATTCGTAAAAATATCACAATCATAAAACCGGGAAAACTCATTTAGATGCTTGATAATGGCATCATAACAAGCGGAATAGTGTGCCGACTTGCGTCGGGATTTCTTTTCAACCACTTCGCCGATAAAGTCTGCAAAGAATATTCCTTCCAAGGGCTTTGCCTGTCGGAAGTGGTTTATATAGTCCTTTCTTGGCTTTACCTCAAGGACTGGATGTGATACCGCTAATACTGCTTTGGCTATTCATTTTTTAAGGTTTGTTGTTTCAAAGAATCTTCGTATTCAGCTTCCATACGCTCAATCTCCGCCAGACATGCAGGCCACCCGGGGAAGCCGCCGATATTCTTATCATCAATATAGACGTGCGCGTATATCTTCTTTCCACCTTCACCACCGTATTTGGCCAAATTATCCGGATCGTGGTCGTTGATACGACTGAATGGAATCTGATGTTCAAGAAGCCAGTTGATAGCTTCCAAAAGTCTGTCCCCGGTACGGCAAGTCCATATTATAATCTTATGACCTTGCGAATAGAGTTTTCTTAGCGATTCTCCCGCATACGGTTGTTCTCCGTCAATAGCCGGGTATTTACCCCGGCTAATGGTTCCGTCAAAGTCTACAGCTATAATCATTGCCTGAATTCCGGTTCGTTATCTGATGCCGTATATGGATAAACATCCATAATAGCCGTCTCCGTCACCGATGGAACCTGATAATCCGCCATCGTTCCCTTCATCGCTTCGTCCAGGTTCTTCTTCGCACGGTCGAGGTCGGAAGCCTGAACCAGCACATAAGTGGAAGTACATTTCTCCGCCCCGCTCTTTTCATCAAGAGTGATGAAGACCAGTTTGCACTTGAACCAGCGATCATCCTGTTCGTCATTACTAGGGAACAATTCGCTGTAATTAGCACGTTTAATATCCGATACGGTGAATTCTCCTGATATGAAGGGGGTCATCTCTTCGATGATACGTGCTTCCGCTTCTGTAAAGCTAAGCGCGTCCACCAGATAGGGTTCCGTTACTTTTTTCTGCATTCCGTTATCCATCATCTTTTCGTAACGGATACGGCATTCAAACCATGTGTGCATTGCCATAATTGTAAGTTATTTAATTGTTGATAAAATGTTATTTAAAATAGATTGAGATCAGTGTACGTCCGGAACGCTTGACAAAGATGACCATCTCTTCTTCATCCGTCACCAGTTCCGCAGTTACATTCTCTTTTCCGAGCAGCTTTAAGTCTTCCTTTATACCCCATTCCAACATCTCAAAGTCGAATTTTGAACCGAAAGGAAAAAAACTATTAAATTCTTTCAGCGTGTAATCCGCGATGTCTTTGAGCCACTCCGGCATCCGTTCACGCCGGAGATTGCTCTTATAGATGAATTTCTTCATTATTTAGGGGCTTGATACTTCCAACCGTTCAGCCGAAAACATTCTTTCCGGGCTTCTTCACGAGT